CTACGATCCCATATCTTGTATATTGTTTCGCCTATTTTATAGAAGTCTGCATAAGGATCAGTATTGGTTAAGTTAGAAGCTCTAATCTGTTCATTAGAATCTGCAGTTTCTTTTTTCTTTTTAGCAACTGCTTTTCTTTTATCGTTAACTCTACGAATACATCTATCTCCACGACGTACGTAACCAGGAGGGCAACGCTTCATGTTTACACCTGATTAGCAAGTTCGTATGAACGCTTCAAGCGCATCATGTATTCAAGTTTAGGTTCTGAACTAATAGTACCAGGCAATAGTACACGTGCAGCCGGTAAGAAAGCAGAGCCATCAGTACCTTTGCAGAATAAAATTCTATAACAATAAAGAACGTCAGCCGCAGTTGGTTCTAATGAAGAAGCATTAACGCTTGAAGTAACTCTATAAATTGATGAACCTGCTGGGTTAGCCGTTGTAGAATCATGACTTTGAATTAATTGATGTTGATGCATTAACGGATCACGGTTAATTCTGTATGCTTTGTCTAAAGCAGGTATTCCAATATTAGTTATTGTAAACCCTGGTAAATCTTGAGCATAAGAATTTATGGCTACTTGTTCATTCGATAGAGGAACGGATGAAACTATGATCGTATCGTATATGTTTCTATCATCTGCGGTAAAAGAACCTATGGTTGGTCCGTTACGTTGTTCAAATGATGAATAAGGAAAGAATGTTTTCTTATCCATAGCGTAGCCGCTTAAATCGATTAGAACCTCTTGATAGAATAAAGCAGTTCCAGTTACGCTTTCATTAGTATAACCATTGTTAACAATTGTAGTCACTGCACCATCACGATCAGTTTGAAAGGTCAAAGGAGGAAATTCTGCCACTAGAGTACGTTGCATATCTTCTTCACTCATTTTTTAGCCTCCTTCTTTTTCTTAGGTAATGGCTTAGGTTTAGGCAAAGGGAATAAATGAACAGACTTCATTTCTTTCGACTCCTTTTGAAGGCAGCAGACATACGTTTTAGATCTAATCTTCCTTTTTTGTCTCCACGCTTAAACTTAATGTGGTTTGATTTGTTTTTGATGTATCGCTGCCATGCTGATAGTTTACGTGTAGTTCCTTTGGCCGCTTTAGCCACTTTCTTAGTCGTAGACTTAACAGTGCGAGTAGTCCGCTTAACATCGCCAATAAGTTCTCGTATTTCATCGAGAGTCCCTTCTATTTTAACCAAGGTAAACACCTCAGTTATCACTAGCAGTTGATTGTATTGCGATAGCCATCCAATCTTCGTTAGATAGTTTAACGACTCTTGCACGTACTCTAGCAGTAATTGATAGAGCAATTCCCGCAGCCGTAAGCGCGCCAAAGTTTCCAGCGCATAGATACATTTGATCATTTACAACCATAAATGCTTCAGACAAAGCGGCTGGGCCAAAGTTATCTGGATACAAGTCTTGAGTATGAGTAGATATGTTGTTGGTCTTATCAATTCCAAGTCCTCCAGAAGAGATTAGAGATTGGTTGTCAGCTCTAACCAGTGAAGTACCTGGGTTCAAGTCAGTCAATTGGAAACCTAGAGAACCGTTTGATTGAAGAAAGTTAGCGACGTCCGGTGAGTTAGTAGAACCGCCTTGAACAACAAAGTCAACGCTTTCAACTGCTATTGCTTGACCAGTTGGTACGTTAACGTATGCTCCTAAGTCAATTGATCCTTGAACGACTGTGCCGTCTGCGCTTCCTGCTGGTATTTGTACAGTTTCTGTTAGATAGAAACTACCTGTCTTTGCTTTCGCCATGAAACACTGGTATTCTTGACGGTTATTAAACAAACCGAACATGTTCGCATACTATCCAAGGATTAAATCTTCTTTACTAAAGCACGCCATTGTTACTCTCCCCAGCACACCCACCCTATGCCAAGTAGCCATACCATATATGGCCTTCGACCTTTTTTCTCTAATACATACATACATTTAATATAAGATTATAAACTGCCAATGTAATATGAGACATAAAACAATAACTCTTTGCCCGACTACTTACGAGATTGCACGCAAAATGGATAACTTTAGTGCGTGGATTAGACAAGAACTGATGAAAAAACAAGCCACACAATACAAAGCGAAGCCTGAAATTAAAGAAAAGTATGGTGCATATTGCGAACCATGCGACGTTACATTCCTAGACAGTGATCCAAGTCTTCTCCAGGGCAGAATGCCATGTAAGAAGTGTGGAAAAGGTACGTCTTATTTGGGGTTGATTGAATGAGAGAAACTATTCACGACGTACTATACTGGGAGATTACTAATTTAGTTCAACAAATTAAAGACGCTTTCCCTAATCATAATTCTTTACCCTGGGTAGATGCTGCAGTGTGTAAATTAATTGATGCACGTAAAGATTTGTCAGAACAAGAAAATATAGACAAATATGATTAGTGTGCTCAGAGGTCCTTAGCATACGAGTAAGCACGTTAAATTTGAAAGCCACCAGGAGACCAAATAAAATCAGTTCCAATTGATTCTACACGTTCTCTTTCTATTGCTCCATATTGATCTTTACCTGCTACTTTACCTTGTTGAATATCTTTAGCAACTTCAAATTGTAAATCAATAAAGGCTTCTGCTGCTTCAACACCTACCGCGGCAGGTGAACCTTTTACTAATGCTAGCCATGAAGGTAAGTCGGGTCTACGATCCCATATCTTGTATATTGTTTCGCCTATTTTATAGAAGTCTGCATAAGGATCAGTATTGGTTAAGTTAGAAGCTCTAATCTGTTCATTAGAATCTGCAGTTTCTTTTTTCTTTTTAGCAACTGCTTTTCTTTTATCG